CCAGAGGAACAGGAAGAACTGGGAGATCGCAATCCACCACGTTGCGCAGAACGGGCAGTGCAGGAGTTCGCCCCAGAAGGTCCCCTTCTGGGTGTACCAGACCCCGGACGAGTACACGCTCCGGCCTCGCTTGGGTCGGTTCTGTGGATCGACGAAGCCCTCGTGGGGCCAGCGAGAGAAGAACCAGTGACGAGGGCGGTCGAACACGGTGTCGACAGCAAGCAGTCGCCACCACCCGTACACACCGAATGCGAACACGAGGGTCAGGAACGGGTTGTCGATCAGTCTGCTGAGAGCGGTGCTGATAGTCATCACTCGTCGAGCGTATCAGTGAAGTCGTCGTCGAGGTCGTCGTCGGGATCGAGGTCAAGTCCGATAGCCTCCCGCCTCCGCCGGTCCTGAAGCCGACGGCGACGGTCCCGTCGCTCGATCCGGCGGCGCTCAATCGGAGTCAACCCACCGAACATGCCGAAGCGGATGCGGTTCGCCATTGCGTAGTCGAGGCAGGCCTGCTTCATCGGGCACGTCTGGCAGATTGCACGGGCCTCCTCGTAGAAGGGGTCCGTGTCACCGTAGGACTCGAACACCGTCCCGTCATCGAACACATCGTCACCGGTGTCGTCCTCGAAATCGGGGAACCAGAGACTTAGGTCCGCACCCTTGCAGGCGGCTTCGGTGGTGTCTAAGTTCAACAGGGTCACTGCCGAACCAGCCTACCATTGAAGGCTAGAACTTGACCTTGCCGCTGTACGTAGGGTCTACTTCGTAGGGCTTCTGCCCCCCGCACCCACAACCGGCCTGCACGACGAGCCGGAACGGTTCGTCCCGTTCCCCGGGGACAATCACGTCCCACGCCATGTCCTGCTTGGCGGTCTCGTCAATGACGTAGGTCATCATCGGCGAGTCAGTGACGGCGTTGTACACGACGACCTTGCCATCACCAACACGGACCGTCACGTCCCGGAACTTGCGTGCGCCACGCTCGAACACGGCGGCTTTCTGGTGCAGAAGATTCATATGCCGATCGTAGCACCGGGTGCTGCCGGGAGGTCAGGCCTGCTCGGCCTTCAGTTTCTCCGCTCGCATGGCTGCCTTCGCTGCGATCTTCCGGGCGTCCTCGGCGGTCTTGGGCACAGGCTCTCCCCACGCCCGTGCGGTCAGAGCGAACCGGGTCGGGTTGCCGTCCTCGTCCACAAAGGGAGGGTAGGAGTCACGGGCGTAGAACCGACGTGCCCACGATATCCAGCGCTTCTTGTCGGCCACCGAGGCGTTGTCGTAGTCCTTCACACCGGGCTTGAGGTTCCCGCCGAACGCCTTCCGACCAGCCGGAGTCAGACCTCCACGTGGGTCCTTGAGGACCGGCTTCTTCGCCGCGAACGTCGCCACGTTGATCGGCTTCTTGCCCTCACGGTCTTCGGTGGACTCGGCCCGCCGCTTCCGCCGAACGGCGGACTCGATCTCCTCGGGGGTCATGCGGGCCGCAACGCTGGCCGGGACACACTTCGGGTACTTCCCTTCGGAGGCATCGGAGCGGCCGCACGGCTCGAATCCACCGCCCTCCTTCGGGCGAGAGATGTCGACCCAGTCCTCCTTGAACCACTTCTTGAGACCGGTGACCGTGCTCTTCTTGCCGAGGTACTTGCCTCCTCGACGCTTGTACTCCTGAGCCAGCCACCCGTTTGCGTACGCCGACGGATACACATCGAACTTGCGCTTCGCCTCCGCCTTCACCCGGGCGTACAGCGCCTTGTCGGCTGGCGTGGCCGAAGCGGTCACGGCCCGGTCACCACCGGTACCACCGGTCTCGATGATCTCGAACGGATCGAGTTGCGCCATCGACAACTGGTTCTGCTTCTGGGCGAAAGCGAACGCCCGACTCCGCTCGTTGGGCGGGAACACGACGGTGACGTTGATCTCGACCTTGCCGTCTTTCGGGTTGTGCCAGCCTCCGAGCGCCACCTCGGTGCCCTTCGGGATGCGGGTCTTGGTGGCGGCTGCCAGTCGGTCCTTGATCAACTCAGTGAGTTTCGGATTCGGATTACCGTCGGCATCGAACAGGTCCTTCGAGTGGATCAACTTGTCTGACTTGTTGAGCGCCACGGCGAAACCCTTCTCGATCGGCTGGAGCCGAGTGCTGAGGGTGAAGCCACCGTCCGGCTCCTTGAGGATGTTCGCGGCGTTCCGCACACCGGCAGCGGACATCCGAACCCCACGGCCAGCCGAACTACCACCGCTGCCAGCCGGAGGGGGTGCGCACGCCTTCTCGTAACAAGCGAACACCGCTGCCGACGCCTGCACACCGTTCGCCCGTTGGAGGCCGTCGAACACCATCGAGTCCGGGGCCAACCCGATCTTCTGCTCTTGGAACTGGCCGGTCTTGATCAGCGCTGCGTTCTGCATCTCGGTCTCGGTGAACAGTGCCCGGATCGAGTCCTCGTTCTTCATCATCGAGGCGTGCGAGAGATATGAGGCCCGTTCCCCGTGGCGACTGAAGTCACGGCCAGTCGCCCCGTGGCCGAAGAAGTCGTGGACCGCTCTGAACATGTCGTTCTCCTCGTTGGAGAAGAATGGGTGGCCGCCGGTGCTCGCAGTCGACATCACCTTCAGGGTCTTGTTGTTGTTGATGTCGTCCATCATCTCCTCGACCGTTGCGTAGGGGTCTTCCTTGGTGGTCACCACCTTGATGCCAAGTTTCTTGGTCATGTAGTCGTACTGCTGCTTGACCTCGGCCCGCAGGGACTCGTAGGCAGGTATTGCCTTCGGGTCCGCAGACGGCATGCGCAGGTAGGCACGGGCCGCCCTCGCCCGTGCAGCGGGATCGACCACCACGCCCGAGAAGTCGCTCGGGGGTGCGAAGTGGCTGATCCCGTTGGCCTGCCGGTAGTCGGAACGGGCCTGTTGACCGAGTTGGTTCGGGGCGAACCCACGGCCACCGAGACGGGTCCACCGACCCCCCTTGTCCCTCGGCTGGCTCGCCGAATAGAACTCGGCCGTTGACCGGTCCGGCCACCTACCGTTCGAGACGTGATGCGAGCCTGAGAGTTGGACGAAGTTGTCTGCGTTGCTGAGGCTAGCCATCGCCGCCGAGTTTAGTCGAGATTCGGGTCCGATCAAGTCATCCCGGGACCTACCGCACGGGGCAGGCCCCGCCGATGCTGCACGCCAGTTCCTCGTCGCCGGTATCGCCGGACACCCGGCCGGTGACCTCGTCGAGCATGGTCAGGTACTCGCTGTGGTCGAGCGGGATGTACGGGGCCTGCGGCCGGGACATGGTCGGGAACACCGTCAGCCCCTTTACGGAGGGCAGCCACTTCAACACGGCAGCGCCGAGTTCCTCGATACGGACCCAATCGGGATCGAACGAGGCCGTGAACGAGACAGCGTTCCCGTCATCGCCGCCGCAGAACTCCTCGGTCACCGCCGCCAGCACTGCGAACTGCTCATCGATCGAGACCTCGTCGATCTGCTGGACCAGTTCGGCACCGTAGGCCTCGACCAGTGGATCAGCGACCGGGTAACTCACCACCCACGTGTTGGCAGCGTACATGCACCGCTCGACGTGCAGCCCGTTGCGCCGAGCGGCATCGATCCGGGGATCGCCGGTGGTGTAGCGCACGTTGCGCACGTACCACCGGGCCATGATCGCGTGTGCACCCGGCTGTGTTCCGCGCAACTGCGCAATCGTCCCGTTCGGAGCGATCGCTGTGACCTTGATGCACCGGGGAATCCCCAACTCGTCGCAGTACGCGTCGGCCTCTGCACGGCAGGCCTGCCGGAACAGACGCATCTTGGTCCGCAGTTCCTCGCTCGTGGCGATGTCGCGGTACCGGACACCGTGGGCAGCGGCCCACTCCTGAAGCCCGAGGAACCCGACACCGATCCGGCGGTTGCGTGCCTCGATCGTCGAGGTTGGCTCGGTCTTGATGTCGGTCAGGGTCTGACGGATCAGGAAGCGGGTCATCAGCCGGAACGCCTTGACAGCGCCCTCCGTGTCGGTACCAAACATGCCGATGTCGACCGAACCGATGTTGCAGGATTCGCCCGGTTCGAGTGCGATCTCGCCACAGTTGTGGACGACCGTGCCGTTAGCCACGAACGCATTGAGTCCCGGGACCTGCACGTCGTAGACCGGGATGGTCTCGGACTCGGTGATCGCCACGACCTTGCCGGTCCGCTGCTTCTTGTACGAGCCACGAGACATGGACCCGAGACGGTTGCGCAGGGCCTGATCCGCAATCCCGGGGTGGTGGCCACCGCGAACCACTGCGTGAGCGCCATCCCCTACGTGTGCGATGCGGAGCCGGGAATCCGGACCTACCTCGACCTGCCGCTCATCGCCGGCCGGGCCGCACCGCAGTTCACCCGCCCGGCGACATCCGGGTAACCTGGGCAAAGCCCAAAAGCATTGCCGAAGAAGGCAAACCGGGTTATTTACCTCATTGTTGGTTTTGCTACCGGCTTGTGACGGGAACAAGAAAAGACGTGTCCACGCGGATCGACGCAGCCCTGCACCGGCTCCTCCGGGAGTTCGGGGCCGACGGCGTGGTCAACCGCGAGGCGGCGATGATCGCCTATGTCGATGATTTCTATGCGATGATGTGGGTCA